TTGTGAGAAGTGTCACAACTCTTAACATCAAGAGAAAGCGCAAGGGTACCTTCAGGCATACCATCAAGCAACGTCATGTACAGCCGGTTCCAACCACCGGAGAACTTGTTAAGTCCAACGGCAGAAAACCAATCGCGCTGAAAAACCTTGTCCCCATCATAGAACTGGATGTTGAAGTCCAAAGACATCACCATTGTCATAATGTGAACAAGAACGTCAAAGCAAGATATACAACGAGTATCCTTACCATCTTTGCGCATCTCAACCTTGGGGAAATTGACTACGAGAGCCCTTTGCTGCCCTCCAAGGGAACAATTCATGAACGGGAATCGTGCGTAAAGCAAAATTTGATCGCGAAAAACTTCAAGTACCTCACCCTTCGTCTTGAAAAGCTGATTGAAAGGAAAACCAGGTGATCCAGTCTTAACCAAATCAGCTGTGTCAACAAACGTGTTGGGTTGACGAATACAAGATGGGTACGAATAGCGATCCTTCATATGCTCTAAAACACGAAAAAAGAGTGCTGGATTTACTGGTTTCGAAAAACCGGAGTAATCGAGAGCCCATTGATCAGAAGGACGTGAAGCATAGTAATATTTTTGGGTCAAATTACTTGCAAGATCAACGGGTATGACAATATCTGCAAATTTCTCTTTGGGTATGGTCTTACCACGAATGCGACCAAAGAGTTTGTTGGTTCCGACGTCTTTTTTGGACGGCAACAACCCCTCGTTGAAAACATTTTCAAGTAAAGTGTTACGTTTACCTGAACTTACATAATAGCGTCGGAAGTCTTCGATGAGGTCGTTGACCACGAGGGACTCTACGCCTGGCTTTTGGCGCCCCGGGCGTTTCCCGAGGTCCAAATAACCCAAGCGGATTTGTCCAAATCGTAGTTGGAAACAACAACTGCAAGATTAGAGCCTGCACCCTTGCTGCCCTGTATGTGCACAGCAGCAATGCCAGTGTTGCCATCAAGATCCTGCCAAAAGATGGGCGAACCAGAATCTCCAGCAGCAGTATCAAAGTAGTGAGTGAGGTTTGTGTTTCGAGCAACATAACGGCACGGCGCTTGTGTGGACACAACTCCACGAGGCAAACCATTCACCACACGAGCCGAAACGAGAATCGGGGCAATGCGAATGTTTGGGCCTTTGACATAATTCATAAGACGAGTTGCTGGGCAACCATTGACCTTCTCGGCTGGAACGGACAACCAAAGATAGTCACGTTCGGAAGCTCCAACAGCAGCGCTAGGTGGCAAATCTAAACGCTGTTTGCTCCAGGGATTGTACAAGGCGAAACGGACAATCTCAACCGGACTCGCATCCATGTCAGGGCAAAGATGAGCAACAGTAAGAAAACGGAATTTTGCATTGTGGCGAACAAGAGTCGCAACAGCAGAATTGACAAAAGGAGTTCCGTTACAAATACCAGTCATCGTGACCTCCCAAGTGACTGAAGGGTCAACAACAAGACAATCCTTCTGCTTTGACTCAACAGGGGCAGAGTCTTTCTTGGGCAAAGGCTTTGTTTGAACCTTCACCGCAGGTGGATTGATTTTCTTGGGCTTGGGAAGAGGCTGAACTTTAGTTGGTGGAAGTGTTTCCACAACAACTTTGGAAGGAGCGGGCTTCTTCTTGGGAACGGGCTTACCAACATGAGTCCAAGAACTCTTTGCTGGTGCGGGCTTCACAGTCTCAGAAGGGCGTGCAGGGGAGGCGAGAGGACGGTAAACCATTTTGGGCTTAACTGGTTCTTTCTTCCTCTCATACCGGACATTGGCGTCAGGGTACATGAGATCCTCTTCATAATGATAATGCAAATCAATAAGATCCTCATGACGAA